CTGCTCCCGGTAACTTGAGGATACTCAACCTTGTTTCGACTGACGCTGACAGTAACGTAGGCATAGGGTTCAAAAACGACGCTCGCGAGTGGGGAAACGGGGTCCGCTGGGACTTGGCAGACGCCTTCGTAATCCGTGACATTACAGGTGGCATCGATGCGCTGACGGTAGCAGCGGGCGGCAACGTCGGCATCGGGGCAACATCCCCCGGCTCTGCCCTTGATGTCAAAGGTACAATCCGCCTGTCAGGTGCCACGTCTGGTTATGTTGGCTTGGCTCCTGCTGCGGCTGCTGGTAGCACGACGTACACGTTCCCGGCGGCTGACGGCACGTCTGGTCAATTCCTATCCACCAATGGAACGGCGACGTTGGCGTGGAATACTGCGTTGACAGCGTACCCCGGCGCTGGAATTGCAGTATCAACTGGCACGGCATGGGACACCTCGAAAACGGCCCCGAGCGGCGACATCGTTGGAACCACAGACACGCAGACGTTGACGAATAAGACGATAGAGGCGGGGTCGCTTACCAATGGCTACACGGAAGAGGTTTTTGCTATTCCGAGCAGCACGACGCCAACTTTGAGCCCAACAAACGGCTCCATCCAGACGTGGACATTGACTGGGGCATCTGTTCCGACTGCCGGAACATGGGCAGCAGGTCAGTCGATGACGTTGATGGTCAATGATGGCAGTTCTAGCACTATCGACTGGACCAGCATCGGAGTTGTTTGGGCAGGCGGAACAGCGCCGACCTTGGCGACATCAGGATATACTGTTATCCAACTTTGGAAGGTTTCAACGACGATTTACGGCGCTCTTACAGGGGACGTAGCATAATGCTAGCGGATAAGCTCAGATCAGTTTCGGAGCAGGCCCCCCCGGTTGGAGACTTCCAATATATCGGCTCCACCAGCGCCAATTCTGCAACTTCTGTCACCAGCCTAGCGTGTAACAAACCTGCCAATGTTGCGACTGGCGATCAGTTGGTTGCTCTGGTTATGTCGGGTGCAACGCAGGCTGTTACCAGCACCGGATGGACATCTCAGCTTGCTGCCAACGGGCGCGTGGTACTAACAAAGTTAGTCGAAGCCGGAGATGGAGCGTCTTACACGTTCTCTCAAGGAACATCTGCAACAATGGGCGTCTCCATTCTTGCATTCAGGAATGGCATATTTGACCAGATTGGTGCGATCAGTTCTTCGGCAACACCAACAGTAGCGCCGTCCATAACGCTCACAACATCAGCGTTTGTGATTGATTATATCGGCTCGTCTTCAGCAACAACGGTCACAACTCCTGATGGATGGTTCCCGTTACTGACAGATGCAACAGCGCCAGATGTTGAGGCTCTTGGTCGTTTCTTCACGTCTGGAGCAACTGGAACAGTTTCGGTTACTCTAAGCGTTCAAGCGCGTAGCGTTCTGATCAGCATCAAGCCGACGGGGACAATGGCCGCACGCTTTGTTGCAGCAGTCCATGGAACTAGCCCGTATGTTTCTGTCTATCCGTTCTTGGAAAACTTCGGATTTGGTCAGCGCATGACGAGTCCATCACCTGTTCCGGGTGGAACTGGGAATGGTGTCGCATTTACGAGCTCAGGCGATGCTATAGCGATTGCACATAATACAACTGGAATTTCTACGTATGCGTGGTCTATAAATGGTTTCGGGGCTAGGTTCTCTGACCCCGGAACCCTTCCTGCCGGAACTGGATTTTCTGTGGCGTTTAATGCTGCTGAAGACACCATCGTTGTGGGTAGCGGGTCTAGCCCATATGTTTCAGCATATCCTTGGTCTACATCCGGTTTTGGTACAATATATTCCAATCCGGCAAGCCTGCCTTCTGGATCAGCGAACGGAGTATCGTTTAGCCCAAATGGTGCCTATGTAGCAGTTGCTCATAACAACGGCACATGCCTTAGTATATATCCTTGGTCAGCTGGCTTTGGAACAAAGGTAACTCCCGGCGGGACAACGCTTGGTAGTCCTTGCTACTCAACCAGTTTTTCGCCTGACAACGCTAATGTAGCAGTATCTGGAAACGTATCTCCATATGTGGCCGCGTATCCTTGGACCGGTTCATTCGGCACTCGTTATGCCGATCCTGCTACAATCCCAACTGGAACCGGAGATTCCGTCGTTTTCTCCCCGTCTGGTAATTATATAGCTGTTGCGCATACTACGACTCCTTTTATTAGCGTTTATGACTGGTCTTCTGGTTTCGGGTCAAAATATGCTGATCCTGCCTCGCTTGCATCTAATGGAAGGGGTGTTGAGTTTTCGGACACAGAAGAAACTCTCTTCCTGGGCTCTGCCTCAAGCCCGTTCATCAATGCGTATGTTTGGAGCGCAGGGTTTGGAGCAAAATACGCAAACCCTCCAACCCTCCCACCTGCTGCTGTCCTTGATGTTGCGTTCTGCAAGATCGTTTTATAGCTGGAGAAAGAAAATGTACGCAAGGGTTCTGGATGGTGGTTCTGCGGTAAAATACACGCTTAACCAGCTATACAAAGACTATCCCAACACCAGCTTTCCTGTTCCGACCGGCCATAATGTTCTGGCGGCGTACAACGTGTACCCGATGACGCGGACAGAAGTTCCGGTCGTTGACTATACCAAAAATGTCGTAGAAGGTTCCCCTGCTTTGATTGGCAACGAGTGGACCCAAACGTGGGTGATTGTTGATGCTTCAGTGGAAGAGGCTGCGGACAGGCTGACTACGAAGTGGATTGAAATTCGAAACATAAGAAACGAGTTGCTTGCACTTTGTGACTGGACACAGCTTGCGGATGCCCCGGTGGATGATCTGGCGTGGGCTGTTTATCGACAGTCTTTGCGTGACATCACATTGCAAACTGATCCATTCAATATAGTGTGGCCGATCAGTCCATAACTGATCTAAGGGGGGGCGATGACGAAACTGAAGATTTGCGTTTACGCGATCAGCAAGAACGAAGCGAAGTTTGTAGAACGGTTCTGTCAGTCTGCTAAAGACGCCGACTTAATTGTCATTGCAGATACAGGCAGCACCGATGGGACGGATGACATCGCGTATGAGTGCGGGGCTGTCGTGCATCACATTCACATCAGTCCTTGGCGGTTTGATCTCGCTCGCAATGCTGCTCTTGCTCTTATCCCCCGAGATATTGATATTTGTATTTCGCTGGATTTGGACGAGGTTTTAGAGCCCGGCTGGCGAGAGAAGATCGAAGCTGCGTGGATACCCGGCAAAACAACGAACCTTTGGTATTATTTTGACTGGGGTCAGGGCATCAAGTTCCCCTACCGCAAAATCCATAGCCGCCATGGCTATCATTGGCATCACCCGTGCCATGAAGACCTGCGCATTGATGGTCGCGTTGAGCATGTCACGGCATGGTGCCCACACCTTCTTGTCAGCCACCATCCTGATCCGACCAAGAGCCGTGGTCAATACATGGACATCTTGGAGGTGGCGGTTAAAGAGGACGACAAAGACCCTCAGCACTTCTTCTACTACGCCCGCGAACTGACATTCTACCGGCGCTGGGATGAAGCGAAGGAGGCTCTGGCCAAGTATCTGAGCATGGATGCTGCGAGCAATCAGAACGAGCGTTGCTATGCCATGAGGCTGATGGGCAAGTCATATGCTGAGACAGGCGACCCTATTCAGGCTGAGAAGTGGTTTTATCAGGCCGCTGGCGAGGCACCGAACACACGCGAGCCTTGGTGTGAATTGGCTATGCTCATGTATCGCCAATCGCGTTGGGAAGAGTGCTTCGCCATGTCTATGCGGGCTCTAAAGATCAAAGACAAGGCGCTGGTGTACACCTGTGATCCCGAAGTTTGGGGACACTGGCCGCATGACCTCGCCAGCGTGTCGGCATGGCGTCTTGGGCTTCAGGATATTGCTCTCAATCAAGCAAAAATTGCTCATGACATGAGCCCGGATGATCCGCGTTTAGCTGAAAACTTAAAATGGATTGAGCTGGCGTTGAGCCCCGTAGGTGTTTGAGAAAAGTGCGTTTTTGCGCTACAAGAATAGCATGTGACGCGCACTGATCTTTGAGAGAAAAGCACATGGAGCTTCAGTCGATAGTTAATGTGGCAGGTGGCATTATATTGACTGGCATGGGCTGGTTTGCTCGACAATTGTGGGATGCTGTCAAAGAGCTGCGGGAAGACCTGCACAGGCTCGAAACAAATCTGCCATCAACATATCTCCGTCGCGATGAGTTCCGCGACGGGATTAAAGAAATAAAAGACATATTGAATGAGATATTTCGCAAAATAGACGACATCAAAGACCGGAAGGCTGACAAATGAAAACGTCCCAGTACGGGTACGAGCTAATCAAAGAATTTGAGGGCTTGCGCCTGAAGGCTTACAAATGCCCGGCAGGCGTTTGGACCATTGGCTACGGCCACACGTCAGAGGCAGGGGCTCCAGCCGTGACACCGGGTATGATAATTAGTAAAGAAAACGCTGAAGAAATCCTCAAGCGCGACATGGTGCAGTATGAGGATGGCGTGCGAAAGCTAGTTAAAATTGGGATCACGCAAGGGCAGTTCGACGCTCTTGTTAGCTTTGCATATAACGCTGGTGTGTGGCGTTTGTCTGAGTCAACGCTACTAAAGCGAATTAATGCAGGAAGGCTTGATGAGGTTCCCGCAGAGTTTATGAAATGGACGCGAGGCGGAGGAAAAGAACTAGCCGGTCTGGTTCGCCGTCGCAGAGCAGAGGTCAAACTTTGGCGTGGCATGGATACCGATACGCCGGTCCATCACGATGAAGCCCGCACAGACCCTGACCAGCCAAAAGCGTCGAAGTCCATCATGCGCTCCAAAGAAGCAAACGGGGCTGTAATTGCCGGTGGCGCTAGTGCGATTGCCGTAGCTCAAGAAGTTTTGCCTATCGTTAAGGACGGCGGCGATCTTCTGGGCTCTCTCAGCCCAACTATCCTAATTCTATTCGTTATCATCGCGGCTGCTGGCGCAATCTGGTACTTCCGCAAGCAGAGGCTTGATGAGGAGGGCGCATGATCGCCTTGCTGTTCACCCCGCTTGGGCGCTACATTGCCATTGGAGGCGTTTTGTTTCTTACTCTCTTTGGCGTTTACTTAAAAATTAAGAAAGACGCTATTGCGGACATGAGGGCAAAGGCTCAGACAGACGTCATTGAGAGGACAAAAGATGCGTTGGATGCTGCTAGTTCCGTCGATCTTAATCCTGAACGGCTGCGCGACACTGACGGGCATCGTCGGGATTGAGAACACCAACACCAAGGTTTGTGGTGTGTGGCGCGATGTTTCATGGTCCAAGAAAGACACTGACCAGACAATTGGCGAGATTAAGGTAAATAATGCCAAGCGAGAGGCATGGTGCCACGACGCTAAATAAGTGGTATCATAAACAAAACCGAGAGGCTTGATCGTGACCACAGGTCTTACTTACACTACCTATAAGACCCAAATTGCAACCTTGGCCGTAGTGGCGGAAACGGATGCAAATTTTCTTGCGATCTTGCCGCAAACGATCACCTATGCTGAAAACAGAATGTGTCGTGATTTAGACTTTCTAAGCACGGTAGCTTCAAGCACCGCCTACTCTTTGGCGGCAGGCAACAGAAACCTTACGGTTCCGGCTGGAGCATTTGTAACCATACAGGAGGCAAATGTTCTTCTTCCGGCTGGCGCAACCGATCCTGACATAAGCACTCGCGTGGCTCTTTTGCCGACAACAAAAGAGTTTTTGAATACTGTGTATACGAGTATCAGTGGCGCTTCTGTTCCTCAGTATTTCGCAATGTTCAACCAAAGCTCTATGGTTGTTGGCCCGTGGCCTGATAACAATTACACGGTTGAGATAATTGGAACGCAGCGCCCCGCCAGTCTTTCGGCGGATAATACGGAAACATTTATCAGCCTCTATCTTCCAGATTTGTTTATCATGGCAAGCATGATCTACATTTCCGGCTATCAGCGCAACTTTGGCAGACAATCTGACGACCCTTCAATGGCGCAGTCATATGAAAGCCAATACAAGGCGCTTCTGTCTGGGGCCATGATCGAAGAAGCACGCAAGAAATTCCAATCCGGCGCTTGGTCCTCTATGTCGCCTGCTCTGGCGGCTACTTCCACAAGAGGACCGTAAATGCCTCACGCTTCATTAAAAATTCTTCCGGGTGTCGATCAGAACAGAACACCTGCCCTGAATGAGGCGGCAATTTCTGAATCTAATCTTATCAGGTTTATTCCTGATAGGCAGGGCTTGGCGCTTGTTCAAAAGATCGGCGGATGGACACAGTTTGTTCCTGAATCGCTGTCAACTCCGATCCGCGCTTTGCACGCTTGGCAAGGACTAAGCTCAGACACGTATTTGGCTTCTGGATCAGGACAGCAATTAACCGTATTTAAGCCTGTTTCAGGCACCTCTGGAAGAACGTCAACAGACATAACGCCACAGACAACAGACAGCGAACCCCCAGTTTCCTGCACAACTACGACGGGAAGTAGTGGGTATGTTGTCAACATTACAGACGTTGCCAGCAACATAGACAATTATGATGTTGTTTGGATTAAAACGCAGATTTCGGTCGGCGGATTAATCCTTTTTGGGCTTTATGAGTGCTATGCAACGAGCGCAGATCAGTTTCAAATTTACGCAAGAGATGTCTTTGGAAACCTGAAATATGCGACTTCTGCCGTTACAAACGGCGGAGCTGTGCCAGATTTTTCTACGACAAGCGGGTCGGCAAACGTAACCGTTACGTTAAACAATCATGGATATTACAATGGCAACTTTTTCCCCGTTTTAGTTCCGACGACAGTTGGCGGGATTGTCTTTTCTGGCGAATATACAATCTCAAACGTAACTACAAACACGTTTGTAATAACCGCTGGAACAGTAGCGACGGCAACGACAACCGGCTTCCTGAACGGTGGCGATGCTTCATTCACGTTTTTTAATGGCGTTGGACCTTCTACGGCAGGAACGGGTTACGGAATCTTGGGTTATGGTGTCGGCGGATATGGCACTGGCCTTCCGCAGCCGTCTGGAACAGGAACCCCGATAACCGCTACAGACTGGACTCTTGATAATTGGGGCGAAATTCTTCTTGCTTGTCCTTTAGATGGGCCGATTTATTACTGGTCCCCAACTTCCGGCAATCCGATTGGGGTGATTATCCCGAACGCCCCGCCAGTTAATAACGGCATCTTCGTCGCCATGCCGCAGAGGCAAATTGTGGCATGGGGATCGACTTTTGATGGCATACAGGACCCGCTACTAATCCGTTGGTGCGATGTAGGAAACTTCAATCAATGGGTTAGCTTGGTTGAAAATCAGGCTGGTTCTTTCCGTATTCCAAAAGGGTCCAAAGTTGTCGGATGTATTCAAGGTCCGCAGCAGGGTCTTGTTTGGACTGATTTGTCTGTATGGGCCATGCAATACATTGGCTATCCTGACGTCTACGGATTTAACGAAATTGGCACTGGGTGCGGTCTTATCGCGCAAAAGGCCGCAGCGTCCATGAACGGCGTCGTTTACTGGATGAGCCAATCGCAGTTTTACAAAATGTCAGGAAGTGGCCCTGAGCCTATTATGTGCCCAATCTGGGATGTCATTTTTCAGGATTTGGACACTGACAATTTAGACAAGATTAGAATAGCTCCAAACTCCCGCTTTGGTGAGATTTCTTGGTACTATCCGACAGTGGGTAGTGGCGGAGAGATAAGCCATTACGCCAAATACAATATATATCTGCAACAGTGGGACTACGGTGCCCTGCAAAGAACAGCATGGATCAATCAGTCTGTTCTTGGCGCTCCCATTGGCGCGGGACAGCTTCCCGGAAGCTCTAATTATTACATTGTTCAGCACGAAACTTCGACCAATGCAGTAAATTCTGCGAACGAACCCGTCGCCATGAACTCATATTTTCAAACTGGTTATTTCCAGTTGCAGGATGGCGATCTGCTGACATTTATCGACCAATGGTGGCCGGATGCGAAATGGGGCTACTACGGAAGCGAGGACCAGACTGCAAGTCTGTTGCTCACCTTCTATGTAACAAACTATGCGGGGGACACTCCCATTGCCTATGGCCCATTCACACTTGATAACGCAACCCAATACATAACGCCTAGGTTACGTGGAAGACTTGTTTCCATTAAGATCGAAAGCAACGACGTGAACACGTTCTGGCGCGTTGGGAACATGCGTTATCGCTGGCAACCCGATGGGCGTTTCTAATCAATAGGAGGTTGTTATCGCATCCTTAGATGACATCTTAACCACGCAAAAGAATGGCGTTGTTGCAATCAACTCCTTGAACAACAGCTTCAAAATTGAAGTTGGAACCATAACCTCAGCAACAGTAACCGCAAGCACTTTGGTGATTACTGGGCGCGGAAAAATAACGAATATGTCAGTGGTCGTGGCAGGTTCATCTACGGGAATAGTTTATAACGCAACAGCAGATATTTCATCTTTGAAGACAGATGATGTCAGATTGTTGGCAATTCCCAACACTATTGGTGTATTCCAATGTGGTGTTTTGTTCACCAACGGAATCGTAATCTCACCCGGAACAGGGCAAGCGGTTAACGTAACCTATACATTGGGGTAAGCTATGCCGTTAAAAAAAGGTGCGTCACAAAAGATCGTAAGCTCCAACATATCAGAGCTTGTTCGTTCTGGTCGCCCTCAAAAACAGGCTGTAGCTATAGCTTTGAATGTTGCTCGGGAAAACCGTGCCAAAAGAGCGTTTGGCGGTCATGCTCCAGCGTTTATGACCAAGCCCCCGCACGGCGGTGAGACGACAAAGGTTCATACGGGTCCAATTCATAGCCCGGTTGCCGGTCGAACTGACCATTTGCCAATGCACGTTCATTCTGGATCATATGTCATCCCGGCTGACATTATTTCAGCAATGGGCGAAGGTAACACTATGGCGGGGTTCCGTGTTGCCAATCAGCTATTCGGGCCGCCGCAAGGTATCCCGTTAGGTAGAGCGAGAGGGGGAGAGACAGGATCGTTAGTGCCGATTGTAGCGGCGGGTGGAGAATATGTCATTCACCCGGAAGATGTCATGCGACACGGTGACGGAAACTTGGATGAGGGGCACAAGATTCTGGATTCGTTCGTGAAGAAGTTCAGGGCCAAAACGGTCCAAACTCTTAAAAAACTTCCCGGCCCCGCTAAGGACTAGCTTATGTCAAAAGAGCTTGGTGTACGAGTTGGCACGCCAGAAGATGTAGATGCTGTAATGGAAATAGCGTTGTCGGCGTGCGGTGAGAATGGTTTCGTTGATCCAAATCCAAGGCGGCTTCTTGGCGAAATTTGGCCAGCCCTAAACCTAGATAAAGGCTTAGTTGGCATCATTGGAAATCCAAATGAAAAAGCTGAAGGGGCGGTGCTTCTTCGTATTGGTCAAATGTGGTATTCTGACCAAGAGGTGCTTGAGGAAAAAGCTATCTTCATTCACCCGGACTATCGGAGCGCCAAGGGTGGAAGGGCACGCCGACTGTGCGAGTTTTCGAAACAGGTTGCTGATTCATTGAGTATGCCTTTGATTATTGGTGTACTTTCTAATCACAGGACTGAGGCGAAGGTTCGCATGTACGAACGGCAATTTGGCAAGCCAAGTGGTGCGTTCTTCCTTTATAATGCCCGCACTGGCGGGTTTAGCGCTGCTGCGGAGTAAATATAATGGGTGGCAAAACCGCAACGACAACTCAATCGGTAGCAATTCCTCCCGAGGTATTGGCCCGATACAATGCGGTTAATGCCAGAGCTGAAACAGCAGCCCAACAGCCATTCCAGCGATACACAGGCCAGTTTGTTGCTCCTTTGACAGGTACGCAGCAAGCGGGCATCGGGGCTACAAATTATGCCGCCGGAATGGCACAGCCCTACTATCAAGACGCAACACAGCAGCTTCTCGCAGCGCAGCGAGCAGCAATGCCAATTTACGGGCAGGCATACGGGGACATTGGCGCGGCCCAACAACAGGGTCAGGCAACAACTCAACAAGCGCTGCGCTCATTGTCTGGTGGTCAATCCTCTTCGGCACCTTTGATGAGTCAGTCAGCTAGTCTGACGGGTCGAGGTCTTACTTCAGCGCAGCCTTATATAGATGCGGCTGGCAATTATTTGACCGGCGGAACCCGCGACGTAAACGTAGATCAGTTGGGCGGCGCTGATATTGAGCGCTATATGTCCCCATACATGAAGAACGTGATTGATGCGCAGCAGGCGCTTCAGGCGCAGGAAAGCGCGTCTCAGCGTGCAGCCCTTCAGTCGCAGCAGGTTGGAGCTGGAGCTTTTGGTGGAGAGCGCTCTGGCCTTTCACAGGCTAACCTTGCCCGGCAGCAGAGCATGGCAAATCAGGCTGTGCTGTCAAACTTGCTTCAGAGCGGTTATGGTCAGGCTCTAGGCGTAGCACAGCAGCAGCAAGCACAGCAGCTTGCCGCTGAACAGGCGAATCGTGCAGCGCAGCAGTTTGGTACGCAGGCTGCGGCAGCACTTGGCCAGCAGGCTTTTGGGCAAAATCTTGCCGCAGCGCAGCAATATGGCAATCTTGGTCAGGCGTTATTTGGGCAGGGTGCGCAGCAGGCCCAGCTTATGGGTGCCCTCGGTCAGCAGCAATATGGCATGGGCCTTGGGGCTGCACAGGCGCAGGCTGGCATTGGTCAGAACATCTACGGCATGGGCGCTCAGACGGCACAGTCCTTGGCTGGGCTTGGTGCTGGAGCGCAGCAGGCTGCACTTCAGGGTGCGCAGGCGCAGATCGGCGCTGGCACGCTTGAGCAGCAGACGCAGCAGGCTCAAGCTGCGGCTGAATATCAGCAGTTCCTTCAGGAGCGTGGATACGACTTCCAGATGGCTCAGTTCCTCGCCAATATCGCGATGGGCACTGGTGCGCTTTCTGGATCGACGACAACCACGACACAGCCTGCCGGGTTCTTCTCTGACGAGCGCCTTAAAAGCGACATCGAGCCGGTTGGTGAGCTGTTCGACGGCCAGAAGATTTACCGCTACGAAATGGGCGATGGCCGTAAGCAGATCGGTCTTATTGCGCAGGAAGTGGAAGGTAGGACGCCGGAAGCGGTTGGTGAGTCTCAGGGCTACAAGACCGTTGATTACGGTCGTGCTACTGATGAAGCGGCTGGCCTTGGCGCTGTGGCGTCAATGGGCGGCGCTGTCATGGAACCGGGCGCTTATGCAGGCGGCGGTCTTGTTGGTGGTGATGATCTAAGGGCAATTCTTGCCTCGCAAAACCAGTCCTTTGGTGGGTTTGGCGGACCTATGTATGGCGGCGCGTCTCAGGGCACACCGTTTGGCAAGGCTGGCGGCATTGTCCCGGAGGCTAAATTGCCGGTGGCAAAACTTGTCACGGCTGGCAATGCCCCTGCGCAGCGCCAGTCCGGCTTGTCAGAAGCTGCCAACACCGGGGCAAAAATCGCTGAACTTGGCAAGATGGGCAAAACCGCTCTTCTTGGCAGCGCTCCCACGGCAGACGACAAAAAGGGTGGCGCTGGGCTCATTGGGTCCGGTGGCAGTATGTCATCTGAGGATAACCTCTTTACGCGCGGTAAGGATTTTCTTTCGTCGAGCTTTGGTTTTGCTTATGGCGGTCTTGTCCCCCGCGAAGGTTACGCTTTGCAGGGCTCTGTAAACCCTTATGAGACCGAAAACGATCCGATTGGGGACGTTCTTGAGACTCAAGAAGAGCAAAAAGCTCCTGAGATGATGAAACCCGGCCAGATGCCGGGGGCTCCCAAGAGCGGCTTAAGCGATGTGAAGGACATTGCGTCCATTGGCTCTTCAATAGCGTCTTTGGCTGCGTTCTTACCATTCTCCGACGCTCGATTGAAGGACAACATTGAACCGGTTGGCAAGACCTTCGACGGCCAGAACATCTATCGTTATGACATGGGCGATGGACGCACGCAGCTTGGCCTTATGGCTCAAGAGGTTCTTGAGCGTAAGCCTGAAGCCGTTGGCGAGCGCAATGGCTTCCTAACGCTGGACTATGACCGCGCCACAGAAGATGCCACGCCGTTTGCTTATGGTGGGCTCGTTCCGCGCTCCGGTTATGCCGAAGGGGGCGGTCCAGAGTTTGATGCCGATAAGCTGATGGCGCATCTTGCCTCACAGTCTAAAGCGGCAAATCAAATTGCGCTTAAGCACAAAATGGATGACAGCACCGAGCTTCGCGGCGGCGGCGTGTCGGCTGGGCCTTTCACCGGCTATAGTGGCGGTCTTGGGTTCGACCTTGGTGGCGGGCGTTTGGACCTCGATGCAAACTACGGCAGGGCTCCTAATTCACCTCCGCAGTATGGCGGAAGAATTGGGTTCTCCAAGAAGTTTGCTGAAGGTGGCCTTGTTCCCCGCAAAGGGTACGCCACCGAAGGCGGAGTTCCCGGCGAGGAAGACCTTCCCGCAGTCGGCGCTCAAGAAGCTGCAATGCCCGTTGGTGATAAAAACCAAATGGTTAAGGACATCATCCGCCGTGAAGCTGAAGCGCAGGGCGTTCCTTACTCTGTTGCCCTTCAGGTGGCGCAAAACGAGAGTGGCCTAAACCCAAAAGCTCAAGCAAAGACGTCAAGTGCGGGTGGTTTGTACGGAACCATTGATGATACGTTTAAGAGCATGGGCGGGACGGGTTCAAAGTATGATCCAGAACAAAATGCACGCGCTGGCATAAAGTACATCTCCAACAACCTAAAGGCTCTTGGTTCCGAGGGGGATTCCGAAGGATCATTGGCCGGTAAGGCTTATCTTGGACACTTTTTTGGGACTGGCGGCGCTAAAAGTGTTCTTAGCAACCCCAACGCTCCTATTTCTGAAACACTTCCCAACTACGCCGCTGCCGTAAAATCCAATCCACAAATTGCAAATTGGACTGGTGCCGACGCTCAAAAATGGGCAGAAGCCAAGATGAGCGGAGCGAAGTTTGAAGCACCGCCCCGTCCGCCCGGTCTGGTTCCGCAGGGTGGTGTTGAAGGACGGCCCTCTACAAAGGGCACATATGGTGGAGCTTCTGCCCGTGAAGCCGGTGTTGGCGACGTGGCCCGTGAGTTCCTGCCCGAAGGAACGCTGACATCTGAGAAGTTCTGGGTTCCGGCCCTGTCATTTATTGGCAGCGCGCTGGCATCTAAGAACCCCACACTTGGCGGGGCTCTTGGTGAAGGCATTGTTGGCGGTGTTGCGGGCTATCAGTCCCAGCAGAAGCAGCAGGCTGAACTGGCAAAGGGCGTTCTTGACATCGTAAAGGACCGCTTTGTCATCAGGACAAATCCCGATACCTTAGAAACGCAATACTTCAACAAAAGCACAGGCCAGAGGCTAACCCCGGAGCAGTTCAACGCCGCCGTCACCAAGATGGCAACCGGCCTTGGAGTGTCTCCTGCCGCTCTCGGCCTTGAGCCCGCTGCCGGGACACAAGCTCCGAAGGCTATCGGTGCCATTGGCGCAGAAGCCGCATTGCCAAAGCCTGCTGCTGAGGCGGCTGAAGGTGCCAAACCTGCGGTTGCCGGTGAACCTGCAAAGCCGGGTGAGCCTGCTCCTGTGGTCAACAAGTACGACATGTCTCTTGGCGAACTGAAGAATTACGCAGAACAAAATCCAAAAGACTTTTCGCTTATTGGGGAACGTGACCCGGCTAAACAGCGTGCTGAAATTAAAAAGTACGAAAAGGCCATGAATGCGGCACAAGAGCAGGGTAATGAGGCTGAAGCTGGAAGGTACTTCAACCTTGCAAAGCAGTCTCGCGAAATTCTTGACAAGAACATTAACGACGCTGTTGAGCTTCAGTACAAGACTAATCAGGAAATTAAGAAAGCTGGCACGCAGCGTGCTGATGAATATCTGAAGACCGCCTTAAAGAGGGCGGATAAATATGGCACCGTAAGAGAGTCGCTGGTTAGACTTGCGGACGTTTACAGCGGATTTAAGCCGGGGCGTGAAACTGCGATTAAAGCAGAAATTCAAGAATGGGCTAACGCAGTTGGTGTTCGTTTGCCGGAGTCATTTAATGCTGCCGCTTATGATGAGGCAATGAAAATTGCCCTAACTCAAGCGTTCGGGCTTGTTGGTGAGAATGATCTGACACGCGCTCCAAAAGCATCTGTTGAATTTAGCGCCCAAACTGTTCCCACACCAAAAATGGCGTCTGGGGCGGCTTTTGCTTTGATTGGCAAAACGCTTGGGGAGATGGACTACTACCATGACCGAGACCGGGCCTATTTAGATCAAGGTCGCGGTATGCCGCCTGAAGAGTTCATCTTCAAATATCAGGACAAGAACAAGGGTAAGCTCCATGACAGCATCAAAAAGGCTTACTCTGAAATTCCCATCTCCAGAGGCATGACTGACCCGCAGATTGACAGCCTAAAAGCCACGTACAAGTTTACTCCGCGTCTTGCGGGGGAGGCTTCTCCGACTGAACAGCGTGCAGCGCCGGAGGCTCCGGCTATTCCTGCGCCGGATCAGAGAGAAACTAACCGTGTTTACGATATACCCGGAAAGGGGCAATATCGTTGGATGGGAACCGGCTGGCAGAAGGTGACACAATGAGCGACGCTCTTCTTTCTGACGCCGATCTTGGTCTTGGCAAAAGCGAGTTTCTTTCGGACGCTGACTTGGGGATTGGCGTTCCGAAAGATGCCGGGCGTGAAGCCCCATCTACGTATGGTCAACGTCAGGCCGTGGCAGATGAGGCCAAGATAAAGGCTGCTGAAGGCGTTGTGCCGGAAGCGTTGAAGGCTGGCACGTACAGCGCCGCCAACACCGCGCTGTTGAACGTCCCGTCGCACATTGTGGCAGCGTATACGGCGAAGAAAGAAAATCGTCCTTACGCCGAGGTTTACAAAGAGCAAAAAGAGTATGAGGACGCTCTAGCTAGACGCAACCCATACGCATCTGGAGCTGGAACCGCTGCGGGCTTTGTTGGTGGACTTGCTGTGCCACTTGGACCCGTGGCAACGCTCGGCAGAGGTGCGGGCGCGCTTGCGTCAAGGGCTGGACCACTGGCGGCTAAGGTGGCTGAATCGGCAACCATTGGCGGCACGCTGTCTGGCGCGGGTTCCTACATCGAGAAGGGCGAGGCAGATAAGGCCCTTCGTGACGCCGCAGTGGGTGTAGGCGTAGGCGCTATTGCTGGTCCTGCCATCAGCGGCATCGCGAGTAAATTCGCCAAAAAATCGCCGGTTTTTGACGCATCCGGCGATTTAACTCCGCAGGCCACGGCGGCTGTTGAGCAGGCGTTTGGCCGTCGTCTTGACCCCGCAGACATCGATGCTCTGAAGCCCTATTTGCAGGACGTTATGGGCGCAAAAGGCATCTCCCCAGAGGCGGCTAAGGAGGCTTTGCTTAAATCTCAGGGCATCAAGCCGACCGCCAGCATGGTCACGGGTAAGGCCGCGCCAGAAGGTGCCGCCAAGGTTGCCGAAGAGGCGAATATCGCCGCCAAACAGAAAATCGCCGAAACTGGCGAATTAATGGCGGGTCCGCGTCCGCCGGAGTCCGCTGTAGCCAAGGAGCTGTACGCGACTGAGCGCAGCTATAATGATATGGCAAAGGCCCAGTACGACAAGACATTCTCCCATCCGGGGCACTTTACGGAGGACTTTGCTGATCTCGTTATGCCGCAGGTTCAGAAGGAACTAAATTCCAGAAATCTGCCGACAGATTACACTCGCCTTCCTCAATACACCTACGCCCCGCAGGCTATGGCTCTTTTGCGTGAGGTTTCGGCTGGCAATATGCCACTTAACCAGCCCATTAACATGCAAAATTTGGATCAGGTTAACAAAGGGCTCAACACTCTTTGGAATAAGTCGTCGGGTGAAGACAGAATTGCCATCCAGTCCATGAAAAACGGGTTCTTGAACTCCATCAATGAGGGTGTTCAGAACAACCTGTTCTATGGGAACGGCGCTCAAGTTATAGCTGACATGCAGCGGTCCAGAGACCTGTGGTCTATCTACAAGAAGACCTTCTACGGGAAAGACCCTGCAAACCAAGTTTTTCGTCGGGCATTTGACAAGTTCAAAGAGCCGGATGGAACTATGACAAAGTTCCCGGATGCTGCTGCTGCCGAGAGCGCGCAAGCTGTCATTAACTCCAACTTGCTCAAGGGGAACATGGGCGCTCAAGTTTATAACAAACTTGAAAGCGCTCTTGGCAAAGACTCGCCCGGAATGGATGCGGTCAATCGCTACATCAAGAACAATGCTTTTGATGTGGGCGACGACCTGAAGGGCTTTTCCAAGAACATGGACAAGTTTCTGTCGCCGGAAAGCATCTCGCTGGCAAAGAAGGTGTTTACACCTGCTGAAATCAGCCAAATGCGCCGAATGTCAGAAGCAGTGCGAATCATCAATGCCCGCAAAATTCCTGACGCAGAGAAAGAGGGTCTTATCGCAAAGACCCTGAAGCGCGTAGCACCGGCAGTTCTTGGCGGCATCGTCGGCTCTGTACATGGTATTCCGGGCTCTATCCTTGCGTCTTTGGCGGGCGAAAGCATTGGCGCGGGCGCGAGGGGCTTGAGCAAGTCCATGCAGATCAAGGCGCAGCAGGCTGGAGCGCCTATTGTTCGACCGGAAGTAAATGTTCCGGTTCCTGTTCGGAATATATCGGGCCTTTATCCGACCGAGGAGGAAGCGGGGTATGGGCTTCCGCCTCCACTTACCATTCGCCCTGACAGGACTGGCCGCGCCAGTGGTGGCCGGATTAGCTCTGAGTCAAAGGCGGATCAACTTGTCATGGCGGCTGAACGTGCCAAAAACAGCCTTGGCAAAGAAACAAAATCAATTCTTAATACGCCAGACGAACACATCGCCCGCGCGTTAGAAATCGCGAACAAGCACATCTGAGGAAGTTGTCATGGCATCTACGTACACGACGAACAAAAGCATCGAGCAGCCGGGCAACAACGATTACGTCAATACGTGGAATGTCCCCGTTAATGCGGACTTCGCGATTATTGATAAGGCGTTTGGTGGAACGACAATTCTAACCGATACGTCTGGAACTCTTACGCTCACAGCAGAGCAATACCAAGCCCTCAGCATGACCTCTACGGCCACGCTTTCTGGAAACATAACCTACCGCTTGCCTTCTGGTGTTGGTGGGCAATGGATTATTGATAACAGAACAAGTGGATCATACACGTTTACTGTCAGTAGTCTTGGCGGGGGCACGTCAGTTGTCTGCCCTCAAAGCGCAAGAACTCTGATTTATTCTGACGGCACTAACGTCAGGCTTTCTACCGACACTTCCGTGACAGCCGGAACCGGCATTGCCGTAGCTGGCAGCACGGTGTCTCTTAGTGTTCCTGTGACTGCTGTCCGTGGTGGAACCGGATTTACTACCTACACGACCGGCGACATTATTTACGCCTCTGCGTCAAATACGCTTTCAAAGCTGGCCGCAGGAACTGCCGGATATGTCCTTACGATGTCTGGCGGCGTTCCGACGTGGGCCGCCGCTCCCGGTGGCAGTGGTGGTACAGGCACTGTCACAAGTATCACAGTAACGGGCGGAACAACCGGACTAACCTTTACTCCCACGACGCCCATTACGACATCTGGCACGTTTTCCATGCAGGGTACTCTTGCTGTCACGAACGGCGGGACCGGTGGATATGACCAAGCATCAGCTAGGGCTGGTATTGGCCTTGGTACGATTGCCATTCAAAGTTCAAGCGCTGTCAACATTACCGGCGGAAGCATTTCGGGCGTTACGCTCAGTAGTGCCACCATCACAGGCGGAACTGCATCCAACTTGACGACCGCCCGCGTCGGTACATCTAGCGCCCTGTCTTCGGCAGAAACTGTATCTGTTCTTGCCCCGGCCAGTACGGATGGCGTCGTGTCCAAGGTGACGACCAACACAAACTTTAATTTTGTTGGTCAAAACTCATCTGGGACGGAAACCTTTACGGTTGATGGAACCGGTGACGTTTTTGCTGGTACGACAGCAGCATTTACTGGAGCAAAGGCATCATTCACCAACGACGTTGAATGGGCAGTGGAAGCATATCATAGCGCGTCTGGTGATATTGCATCTGGGGCTATGGCTGTTCGTGTCAACAATCAAGCAAACTCTCTTATTGAGTTTTTCAACAACAGCACATCAGTTGCTGGAAGTATAACGGCTTCTGGCGCTTCAGTTGCCTACAATACTAGTTCTGACTATCGCCTGAAGGATAACGTATCTGATCTTTCCAGTGGCATATCAAAAGTAAAATCGCTTCGTCCTGTCAACTTTACGTGGAAGCAATATCCTTCTGCCCCGTCAGTAAATGGTTTTATTGCTCATGAAGTTCAGGCCGTCATCCCGCAAGCTGTCAATGGCAGCAAGGATGCTGTGAACCCTGATGGGTCTATGCGTATTCAAGGCATCGACCACAGTATGTTGGTTCCAGTCCTAACCGCCGCAATCAAAGAACTAATTGCTCGCGTGGAAGAACTGGAAGCCAAGTTGGCGTAAATTAGCGGCTCCGAGATACGCGGGGAATAGGGCTGAACGAGAGGTACTTTTCTCCCGTTTTAGTCTCCCAGCAATCCAAATACGCAGCCTTTTGATGGCGGGGGTAGGGTGAATAAACCTCATCCCCGTCTGCCGTTTCATATGCCCACAAGCCCTGATCCGCATCATCAAGATCGTGTCTTCTCATCCAACCATAAGTATTGTGCCAGCCGGATGATATAACCTTATCTGTAGGGCTCTGACTGTTCTTGGCATCTTTGTTTGTTTCAATGTTGAACGACTTTGGATTGCTCATGTCATTTTCCAATCTCAAACCTCTACACGGAAACTTTTTAGGACGAACTGAGACGCAAATTTTTTCCCATCGGCCCCTGTTCTTTTCTTGGGCTGAACCTTTACATAACAGAGCTTTCTATGCTCTGCGCAATATGGACCACTTTCTTTTTCCTTTCCGCAAAAAAGAAAGTTCTGAACTGGCCCGTCGTTGACGATAAACCGGCAAGACTTGTGCGTCAGGTCTATCAGCTTCACCCCGCTGACATCCCCAATGACAGTCTTCCGTGGCGGCAACGGAACTACAGGCCCTAAGTACGGGGTTCGATATGCCCGCTTTGGCCTCAAAGCCCGATCAGCAGGCGTGTCATTTTTTAGCTTTGGAGGTGCTGTTTTATATTCGATGTATCCTGCCGCCCTAAAGCGATAGAGCTTGCCCATGACAGCGCTGCGGCTCATGACAAGGGTTTCAGCTATCTCTGAGCCTGTCTTGCCATCTTCCCACAGGGCTATGATCTTTTCGTCTATTTCCTTTAATTCGTATGTCATTTCATGCGCTCTATGTTTTCGATAATTAGATTTACGGCTGCCATCGTAAGGACGATGCACCATGCGGTAAGCGTGACCGTTATTGCGACCACGCTTACCAGCGCGAAGAAGATTATTGTTGTCACCATGTCGATAATGTTCCTGCCCATGAGGGGACTTTCTGTGCGTGAGCCATTCGGATGTATTTATTCCGATAAACCTGCGCCCTCCTGTTTAGCTTTTTGTTCCATCCACCCCATCCGGCAACGTGACACGCTGCAAGCTGGGAATAGGATTTAGCTCCGACCGAAATGCACTTTTCCATGTGCAGTATTCCTGCCCGAATTTGCGCCTTGCAGTCGCTATGCAGGTTCTCCACGCCGAGGGCTCTCGCGCTGGAAGGAAGTACCTGTAACGGACCTACTGCCCGTCCATGACGGGTCTTTGGACCAAGAACGTGACATCTAAACTCGCTTTCAAGTTTGGTTAGGCGAAGAGCGTCGTTTACGTGATTTTCGCCAAGGCGAGATCGCGCTTCTGAAGCGACCATTTCAGCTACCATGCTCTTGGCGGGGGACATTGCGTTTGTATCTATATTTCTATTGTTTGAAGAGGATGGGGGATTGCTCCCCCGCTCCATTCTTTCTCGATCAGCCCTAAAAAAGTCGGCTGAAGATTCATTAGCTTCCGAAGGGCCAACCAGACTTAAAAACGTCAGCGCTGATGTTGCCGTCAGTACGGCTATCATTTTTCTCATTGCTATTCTCCTGTCGTTTTGGTGCGAACCGCTTTGCTAGAGCGGATATGTCGTCCTTTGTGTCAGAACCTCCAAACTGAACGGAGGCGAACTGTGCTGCGATAGCTATGTAGTTTACGTCATCAACCCACGAGTCCACAAGCCTTGGGCTTTCTACCTGTCGAGCTTGCTTGATGCACGACATGATAATGGCGATGTCGTACATGGTGATTTCGCGGTTTAATCGCACGGATGCGAGTTTGCTTGCTCTGTCAAAGCAAATCTCAACGGGGCCGTACTGGCCCCCGCGTTCCTGCAAAGTTTGTACGGCGGTTGTCAATATATCCATATGGTTCGTCATTGGTGTTTTCCTTTTCAGCTTCAATGTACTCTTGGACCTTGCCAACGTGCGTTGTGTTCAGAATTAAGTCACCTCTATCCTCCCATAGGGTTTCTCCATTTGGGGTTTTCCTTTTGTAGAACTGGCGGCAAATGATGAATATCTCCGAACTGAGGGTTTCGCAGAACTCTGCGCATGATTTTGATTTATGCTCGACCGTAATCTGATGGACAAGGTATCCGGTCGCACTTGGCATGTGCATTGTGATTAGAAACTTCATTTAACTCCCCGTGATCTTATGGAACGTGACATTTTCGTTTTTGCAAACGTAGAATGTCCTTGGACTGGTTCTTGTTCGAGCAAGCAGGTCCTCTTTCCACCACTGCTCCTTGGTGTCACCTTTTATGATGATGGCATGTGTCATATCTTCGTTTGTAATGACATAAGCCTCAACCTGCCCCCATCTGCGCTCAACGGTGTCTTGTTGAGCTACGACAACCTTTGGAAATTTCCAGTCTTCGAGACAGGTGAACTTCCTGAAGATGCGTCTGACTTCAATCATCAGCTTTCCACGCACCGGATCAATGACGAACAAGTCTCCATCATCAATGTACGGTGTGGGATCGGCTCCGCGAGGCATGATCTTATATCCCGGCACGATAACATCGCGGCTCGGTATAACAGACGTACCGTCTCCAATCCATTTAGCGACAACCCATAGGGCTTCTCTGGATTTTATGAGCCGATCTACGAAAGCCTGATATTCGTCAATCATCTTCTCTCCGAACAACAGTTCCGTCCATCTTGCGTTTCCACTTTGATAAGCGCCCGCCGGGCATTGGGGCTTTGGGTTTCCTTGCCCCAATGTGGCGTTGGTGGATGCGCTTAACTTTGGCGATTAGCGGAATATCAACAGTAGAAGTATGCACGCGATGGCACTTGCGATGGGCAACCAGCCAATTACTAGCGTCGTCAGCACCGCCTGTCTCCAATGGAATTTCATGGCTTACGTCCCACTCTTGGCCGGGGATGACTTTCATGCTGCACAAATGACAAATGCCATTGTGCCGCAGGAATATGTCAGCCCTCATTTTGGCAGTTATACGAACACGTTTCATTGCAGGCTGTTTTTTTGGCTCTCCATCACCCCAGATTTAATCATAAACTCAACCGAGGTTCTGATAAGTTCGCAAAAGGTTTCCGTAGCTCTCCTTGCTGCATATTCATTTTTTGCGCCGCAGCAAATGGTCTGAACAATTCCGTTCATAAACACCGCGCCCATAAAGATAGGCCCAAGATGGGAATACTCGTCCATGATCTCATTGATGGCTTCGCTGATTTCTTCTGCCATTTCTTGCGCTTCTGCTTCATCATTCATATCAATCTCCTGTGGTTTATTTCATTACGGTTGTTTAGTTTGGCGTCTTGTTTTGACTTTGTGTTCTAAGCGTAATGCCTTTTTTCAAAGAGGCGGCAAACCGATCAGCGCCCTCATGAGCAATTTCTCTGGTAGGGCATATAGTTGCCAAAACTCCAACAGTACAAACGGCTAAAGCTCCAATCACAATGTTGGAATTAGCTCTGTCTAATACATTAACGATCTTTCTTGCGAGTTCATACGTGGCGGCCATTTCTTCATCTTCGGTCATAATCTCATCTCCGCTCTTTTTGTGGCATTGTGTGATTGCCACTCATGAAATTTCATACGAATGTATTCGAGTTGGACCTTGAGCATGGAGGCATCTTTTCGAAGCTCCACCATCTTATGAACGTATCCACGCCAGTCTTCGGATGCTTTGACATTCATCTCAGCCCGACTTACCGGCATGTCCCCCTGCGCGGCCATAAGCTGCGCAAGGTAGCTAGATTTGGTCTCTTCCAAGAGAGACGCAGCACAATCGGCATCAACCCATTTTTTGGCTACGATGCGAAATTGTTCTGAAAGCGGCTGGTTGCTGTCCATGGTGCCCCCTAAAAAGGAATCTCGTCATCGGGAACGCTGCGGCTCTGCTGTTGGCCTGATTGCCCTTGGCGGGCTTCCTTGGGCCGCACAGAACAGGAATACCAAGGGTTCCCGTTCTTATCGATCTTGCGCCAGCCATTGAGCCAATACAGCTTGCCATCGACCATGATGTCGCCGGTCATGTCTGCGTGCTTTTCGTTTTCCTTGCGGTTGTTTTTGAACATAGAGCCGCTGTTGTCACGCTGTTCGTAGGCCATCATAGTTCTCCATCTGGTGTCATGAGACGCATAATCTTGTCTTCGATTTCGTCAAGAAACTTGCAAACTTCCTTTTCAAGTTCCGCAATGACGTCGTTGTCACGAAACACACGCTTCGTGAAGAGCTGCATACCTTCAGGCATACGTGGATCATAGCTAACAAAATCGCAATGATCGGCCCCAGAGCAAGCCATCTGCCACTGCATTTGCGTGACATATTTTGGTGCCACTTCTTTGCTGAGAAGCGTTTCAATGTGCGTTGCTGTATTCGGGCACTTGATCTCGATAAGCCCATTGAGGCCAACGAGACCGTCAGGGGACGCCCCCGCCATAGGAATGCTGTGGTGGGGCACGAACCCGACTTCCTGCACAAGCTCGCCGGTCAAAGACTCAAACGCGGCGCGCGCCATTGGCTCGGTATTCGTGCCCCACATCATCGCGGAGCTTACGAAGGAATCCACCCTCTTCCCCGTAAGGCGCTCCACGATAAGCTCTGCCATGTACGTAGCGCGGCTGGCGCTGTAGCCGCTTTTGGTCTTGGCGGTGACGTCAGCAACGCGAGAAGCCGTGACCCGTCCAAGGCGAACGCCGAACCATTCGTCGCTGCCCTGTTTGATCTCCTCAAAAGGTGTCATTGCTTTTCCCCATCGGAGCCGTCAGTGGGAGCTGTTGTGAGCTTCTTGAAGCGATCACGATCAGCAATAGAGATGCTGTTGCGGTCGTCCTCAGAAAGAGACGTCCACCACCCCGTCAGAGCGGACTTGCCCTGCTTTGCAGCAGTCTCGCCGTCCTTGATAAGCTCCTTGGACGCAACTTTCTTTGGCGCGGTATTCTTGACGGACTCAACGGCAGTGTTGCCGTCATCATCATAGCTGGCGAGACACAAGAGCGACATCAGGCCAATGCGGCGGGCGTAGGTGATTGCCGAGGCGTACCCATGCGGATCAGCCTTGCCAGCAGGCATGAACAAGGTTTCTGACATAAACTCGCCAGACTTGTGAACGATCATCGTCTCAACTTCCGCGCCGCCATCCACGACACGGGGCGCTTGAATGATTGCCAGATCATTGACGGCCAGCGGTTCACGGATCACGAAACGCACGGCTGCAAGGTCGGCGTACTTGCTCTTGTAGAACGGATTAGCGCTGGTCTTTGAGGCGTCGTCGATAGCGCCTTGAGCCTTTGCCAAAGCGTTCGCGAGTTCTGCAATGGTGTCTGAGGTTTTCATGGTGGCTCCTAAGCGTGTTCTGCGATTTCATCGCGCATGTATTGAGCGAGCTTGTCGTCCGCATAGAACGCAGCAACAAGCGTATCGAAGATCGGGTTGCCCTTCTTCAGGCGAATGATATGGCCCTTGTCGGTTTCGAACTGGATGCTCTCAATATCCCAGTCCATTATCCCGCCAATGGTCTGAACATTAACATCAAGCCAACACTCGTTGATGAACAGGCCGGGCATTGTAGAGGGTTCGTATTCTTCGACGTGATATACAAAATCGGTAACGTGCATCTGGTTTCTCCGAGGTCCGTAGTTGGGACAATTCGAATATGGCTGGGCCCGCAAGGTTTGACAAGTCTTTTTTTTAGCTGTATCCATTTTTTTATGAAACACCGTTCTGAGCCACTGTTAGAAGCCCTCATCGCCATTGGCGGAATATCCGAACTTGCTCGCAACTTAGGCGTGACAAGGCAGGCTGTTGCGTCGTGGAGCCGGGTTCCATTGAAATACATCAAGCGGGTTTCTGAACTTACGAATATCCCCCACCATAAATTGAGGCCAGATTTATATGAGCAGCTATAAAGGTCGAGACATCGTTGCCTCCTTGACGCCTCAGCAGATAATTGATGCGTTTCGTGATGGGAAAGACACGGCCACTATTGCCAAGGAACTTACCGTGCCAGAGGCTTCGGTATACAAACTACTCGCTGTAGCCAAAGAAGCCCAAAGGTTGTTCCATGACAATACAGGTGATCCTGACCCTGCCCCCGTCAATCAATCGCCTATGGCGCGTGGCAAAAAACGGTAAGGTTTATTGTTCTGCCAGATACGTTCAGTGGCGATCCCAGTCGGTATGGCAGATTGCCGGGCAACTTAAATCAAAGAAGGTCGTCGGCCCTTACAAGCTGACACTTCTTGTGGTCAGGCCAGACAAGCGAAAGCGTGACCTTGACAATCTTTTGAAGGCTGCCAGCGATGCTTTGGTTGCTGCTGGCGTGCTGGAAGATGACAAGTGCGAATGGATCGAGGCCCGGTGGGTTAAGAGCGGCCCGCAATGCACAATCATAATCGATGAACTTGGGGAGAAGGTAGATGGGGAAGCGGTCGAACTTTGAACGTGTCAAGCTAGACTATTACGCCACGCCACTTTCTGCGGTTCTGCCATTACTGCCGCATGTCACCAAAGGAAGCACCTTTTGCGAGCCGTGCGCTGGCGAGGGCGTCCTTATCGGTCATTTGGAAATATCTGGCGGTCTCCGGTGCGTGTCTGCGTTCGATGTTCAGCCGCAAGTTGACACAATCAGGATGCACGATGCTTCGTTCATATCAGAGGCAGACTTGAACGGCGCTGATTTCATAATCACAAACCCGCCTTGGGATCGTCCTGTCATGCACCAGATCATTGAGCGCTGCTCAGTCCTCCGGCCAACGTGGCTACTCTTTGACGCGGACTGGATGCACACCGCCCAAGCAAAGCCGCATTTGGACGTCTGCCGCAAGATCGTGTCAGTTGGGCGTGTCAAATGGATTGAAGGATCAAAGAACACCGGCATGGACAACTGCTGTTGGTACTTGTTTGACGCAAACTCTGGCTCAACAACAGAATTTATAGGCCGCAAATGAGCAAAGTGGAATTGTCTTCTCAAACTATGGCAGTGGAGCGCGCTGCCATGAATTTGCGCGCTCACATTGAGCATATTGAGAAGCTGATCCGGGAGAAAAAGAGATCACCGGACGAGCTTATCATGAGCAAATCTTGGTTGCCGGAGCTTGAAGCTGCCGTAAAAACCATGAATTGGCTCAAACAAAATGAGACAGAAATTAAAAAAGCGTTAAAAAAATAGTTGCTTCGCATGGCTAAACGTCATATCTATATGACAAATTGACAGGAAGACATCATGGCGAACAAGTCTGACGAATCGAATCATCTTCGGTCTTTGATCGAAAAAACGGGAAACCTGTACGTGGAAGTCGCCGACTATCTCGGGGTAAACGAGCGCACGCTCTACAGGTGGTTAGCCGGTCAAAGCCGCATACCATATAGTGTTATCAGGGCCTT